CGCGGCAACTTCTTTCGCGTGCTTCACACTCCTCCCCGTGGCGACAAGCCAGGGAACCCAGGACGTTTCATTGGCCCGGGCATGGAGGTGTAGGATCATCAGCCTGACCAATGGATACCCGTCTTTCGTCGACAAAACTTCAGAACGGGTGGTCAGCTGATAACCCATCGTTGCGTAAGCCATGGTCACAGCTTCCCATGGCGGTTTGTCCCCTCTAATCACATTAGGAACACCCCGAGGGGGCCGACCTGTTACCACTACTGTTGTATTTTCGCTCACAGCCGGGGGCGACTCTTGAGCCATTTTAACCCTCTTCAGCCGGGCGACCGTGGTAGATCCACTCACGGATGCCTGTATCGCTGCCGCACGGCCGAGAGACTCTTCCTGCTCCGGATGTCCCTCAACCTTATGCGTGGACACAAAACTCACTCCTCTATCCTTAAAGACAGAGAATCCTGCCTTCTCGGCTTTCACTGCTACATTGACATCACCCATTTTCTCTACAAAACTTGACGTGGGGAGAGCTGCTCCAACTACAGGGGGCTCTTTCAAGAACCCCCAGAGCTGGGCAATTTGTTCGGATGTTCTTTTCATATAATCAAGGACAATAGCCTCAAAGGTTTCAGACTCTGTAGGCACCCGGGATAGTTTTGACACCTCCAGGACACCTTTCTCCGTAGTAACACTCTCCGGATAAGAAAACTCTCTTGGTTTCTTAAAAGGAGAAGGCTTCTGCGGAGCAACCACAGCTTCCGCTGGCATCGACATCGACATAGCCTGGGTCGGCGCAGGTACTGACGCCAAAACTGGGACATCCTCCACCTGCACCACCACTCTAGTATCCAGAGCTCGCCTCTTATAGGCAGAGATTAGACTTGTAGCCTCAGGAACAACCCGCTCCATAGGCGGGAGTTCACCGCGCCCATAAAGGGCCTCCACCCAGGCTTCAGTGGGAAACCCATCTGAAACGGGGTACTGGAAAGAGCCCTCCCGAGTCAACACTGCATACTCAGGAGGGGCCCCTCTACCCCCGCCAGCCTGGACCTGCATACAGACAACCTCCACCGGAGTGCTATTTATAACTGACCCCATCAGCTCACGAGCTCTCGGATCAAAGACGGCTCCTGTCACCAAAAGCCCCCTTGCTCTGTCGAATGCCGCTCTCTGGCGCATTGTCAGGGTCTCTTTCCCCCCAAGAGCCTCTCTCGGGGTTACAAACATCGATAGCCAGTCCTCAAAAGGCAATGTTGGTACAAAAAGGTCCTCTAAAAGACCCCTCTGCATCAACTGCAGACCCAAAAACTTCTGATCTGTCCAAAGTTCCCCTACCCCCGGAAACTCGTTCACAGGAGTGGGGACCCAAGTGCCCTCTTTAATAACAAGGCCGTGGTTTTTCTTGAAAAACTCAACGGCGGGCTTTTCTTCCAGTAGACTATAATTCTTAAAATCATAGACCTGTTCAGCCCAGTGGTCATAGGCAACCGCGCTCTTCACTGTATCGAAAAGCGTTGTCCCTACCACACCTGTCAACAACCCATCCTTGGACTTCTTTTTGTACAAGG